TGCAGGTAAGCAGCGAATTAATAAGGCATTTATCCAGTCAGAAAGACTTTTCTGTTAGTTTTGAATATGAATCACCGAATAAAACTTGGTATCAATTAAAAGCTTTCTATGAAGCAATTAATCAATTATTGCCGCAATACAACAAAGAAAGAAAAGAAGCAGGAGAAAATGAATTGAATTTACTAAAATTTAAGGCAATACTTAAATATGTAGGCGGTTACTATGACACAATACCAAGCAAAAAAGGGGATATAACCATTTTTAAAAGTTTCAAAGATATATCAAAAGATGAAATGGTAAATGTATTGAAAAGAATTGAAAACTGGGCAAAAGTTAGTAAGGGATATAGTTTGGATATTACAAGAGAAACAAAAGAAATGATTGACTTTTTCAAGTAAATTATTATAATTTATATATGCGAGGGTAGTTTTTATTCATTGTAGTTTCTGCCCTCGCACCAAAAAACAACAATAAAATTAATATGCAGAAAATAAGAATAAAAAAGATTTGGGATAACCAATCAAAAAAATTTATAGACTCTTACGAAGTACAAGATAGAGAAAAAATAATTACTGGAAAAGTTGATATATCAACCAAGAAAGATGATAAATATATTAGCAAAACATTACCATTTATAGCTTTTAAATCTAAAATAGATCAAGGAACGATAAATTGTTTATTAACTAGTAATAATAAGCTATTTGATGCTGAATTTAATATTATGGTAGATAGTTTTGCAGATGAGAACGGAGAAGAAAAGAAATATTTAAAACTAGTAATTAATAAAGCTATATTAAATAGTGATAACAATAATTCTAATACTATAAATCAAGAGCAAATAGTTGATGACGAGATTCCTTTTTAATTTATTAGCAATAATAATTATTTACTTAATTACTAGCTTTACCTGTTGGCAAATTCCAGTTGATTTTCAAGACTGGAAGCAAGAAACAAGGCTATTCTATGTAATAATCATATTTACTATTATGATTTGCATAAATGCACTTATAACTTATAAAGACGATTTTTAATAAAATGACAACCTTTGCCTTTATATATCTCGGAGTTTTTGTTGTTGGTGCAGTAATAACAACAATATTTTAATATTTAAACAAAAAAACTAATAAATTAAAAGCTCGTTTTGGTGAAAAATACACAGATGATAAAGCTCTTAATAGAGATTTAGAAAACGAAAGGCAAATTTTAGAGAGTAAATCTGATAAATAATATGCAAGATATGTTAAATAGAGCAATACACTTAGCCTGTGATGCTCATTATAACCAATTTGATAAAGGCGGAAAAAGTTATATTTTACATTGTTTAGAGGTAATGAATCTTTTAAAAACAGATTGCGAATATTTAAAAACCATAGCAGTTTTACACGACACAATAGAAGATTCTGATTTTACTTTAGTAGACTTAAAGAATTTTGGCTTCCCTTCAAGAGTTTTAAGGGCGGTTGATCTTTTATCTAAAGTAGAAGGTCAAACAAATCAAAAATATTTAGATGCTATTTGCTCAAATAAAGATGCTATGCTAGTTAAGTTAGCCGATTTAGAGCATAATAGTAAAATTTCAAGACAACCTAATTTAGAAAGAAAGGATTTTGATAGATTAGAAAAATATTTTTCTATGTATAGATATATAAAAACTAAATTAGAAAATGCTTAAAAAAAACAATCAATGATAGCAAAGAAAATTTTAAACCTCTTAAGTAGAAAAGAAGCTAAAAAAGATGATAAGTTATTGCCTTTTTTAGATATTAATGAAAGCGATTTACAAATATATTGCAAGAGATTGTTTGATGCTTTTGCTTTCCAATTAAAAATGAAATATAAAAGAGATTTAGCTTTATTTGTTCAAATAGATAATGGCAGTAAATCTGGCATAAGATATAAAATAAAAAAGAAAGCAGAGGGTACTGTAAAGGGCTTTCCTGATGTTATGATATTAGCGACTAGATTAGACAATTCACAGCAAAAAACATTCTTTGTTGAGTTTAAAAGACTTAGCAGCTACAAGATAACAGAAGAGCAACTTGAAATGCAGCAAATATTAAATCTAATGGGATATGAAGCATACACAACTAACAATCCTATTTTCTTTGAAAAGCATATTTTACTGGATAGAATACAAAATTTTATATTAGGCAATGACATATAAAAAAGCTTCACAACTCAAAGAGGAAATCTTTATCTTGTCTCATCTATTTTTAGTAGCAAATTACGCCATTGAAGGAGAAGAGAAATATAATAAGCAACTAGCAATTACTATTGAAGATGCTATAAAACATCTTATTAAGACTTATTCTAATAAGACTTACGAGCAATGGCAAAACATTATAGCTAAACTTAATTCTAGGGTTGATATAAAAGAACTAATAGGAGAAAAGAAAAGTAGCCATAAGTTTATTTTAGCTTGGCACGGATTGCTACAATCAATTATAGATGACGGTTATAATATGCCTGAATATATAACAGATATATTTGATATATTCTTAGAAATAGAACATAAGCAATCTATGAGTAATGACGATTGGGAAGCCTTGAAAAAATCAGCAGATAAGAAAGCAAGGCAATTTTTAGTTAAATTAAAAAAAGAAGGTCTTTTTGCTTGATATTCATTATAAATTTTGATATACTATTATTAGCTGTAAATTGTGTAATTTATAGCTTAATATTAATATAAATAAAAAATTATAATGAACGAAACAATTAGTAATGAAAGTCACGATCTTTCTTTACAAGAAAAAGGTTTTATTTCTGCATTTGCTACCCTGTTAATTTCTTGTGCTTGTGCTAGTTTATGTTATCTTACAAGACAAAGAAACTCAATTAATAATCAATCCGCAGCTAATACTTACGAACAGCCGATAGTATCTTTAGTAATTGATAGGGAGCAAGAAAGACCTAGTAATAGTGCGGAGAGTCCAAGAGCAATAGAAATGAGCGTTAGAACCCCTGCGGCTCATCTTTTACAATAAATAATTCTTCTAAATTATTAACTTGAATATAAGTCAAATTATCTCTAGGGGGGTTCAAAACTGAATAGCAATAATAATTATAATATTGATGATTAGGATTATCAATTAATCTTACATTGTCCCAATTTCCTACAATATCTAAAGAATTAAAAATAGAAATAAAATCCTCTTTAGTAATTAGATTGCTTTTATATTTTTGATATTCCTCTTTTAGAATAGAGTATTTAGTTAAGCCTGCCATCTCTGCAATATAAGCAGGCTTAGCTTTATCTTCCATAAATATCATAAAATCAATAGCAGCTTCTTTTTCTGCCTCCTCTTGATTTTGGAAGATATAAAAATTTAAGTTGTTATATTCCATTTCTCCTTTATAAAGTTAATAAATTTTGTGTATTTATCGCCTGCCAGTTCTTCATTATATATTGCTATCTCCGCAACCTCACATTCTATATAACGCCCAAATCCTCTATTGATAGCAATTAAAAGATCTCCGCTTGGATCAGTAAAGCCAGAAAAATCATTTACGCTGGCTTGCAAAACTCCGTTAACATATACTTTAGCTGAATTATCATTAAGATTAAAGCGACTTTCAAAAATATAATAATCGTTAAAATAATTGCCTGGAGGAGTAACAGCACTTGATACAGTACAATTTATAACGTGCCTAAACTCGCCAGCTGTTTGTGCTTGCACTTGAAAATCAGTACTGCTAGAATTTACCGCATAAAAAGCATCAGCAAATCCAGTAGAATTACTAACTTTACCAACCACAACAAAATTTAAAATACTATTATAACTAATACTTGATGCTGACAACCAATTACTAATACCATCAAAACTGAGAACATCTAAATTATTTCTTGTACTAAGAGTAGGCTGCCTAGAGCCTGTATTTTGTATTAAATCTTTATTGTTTGGGGTTAAATCGCCAAAATTACTTACTAAGCCTGCACTTTCTACTATACTACCTTTATATGAAGCATCATAAAAAACATAAATATTATTAAAATCTTTTGAAGTCCACAAATTCCATTTATCTTTTAAAGTTTGAAAATGCTCATATCGTTCAAAAAAATCTAAAACTTTATCATAAACAAAAACTCCTGCAATATCGCCTAGTAAGCTTTGTCCAATTAAGAAATTGCCAGTTTCACTAACCGCCGCTCCTGTATAAGTAGCTTGCAAAATACCATCTAAATAAACTCTTATTTCATTATTAGAAGTTGCCTTTGTAATGGTAATTAATTGGAAATAAGCACTATTTAAGATTGCTTGATTTACTCCGCCGAAATCTAATTCTAAACTATTACTTGATGAGTTCCAAGTTAAAAAAGTATTTGCTTCTCCCGCTTGATTAAATATTTTTTGTAATTGGCTATTAGCCACTCTAGCAATTACAGATATTGTAAAATCAGTCGTGCTAGTATCAAAAGAATCATTAATATCAAAATAGCTTGAACCATTAAGATTTACTACATTAAGACTATTGAGAGTATTTAAATTTACTGTTGGAGTTCCTGTTGCTGTTGCATTTCTATTATTGCCTGATGAATCCAGCCAAGAAGTCGCAGTATTACCAGATAAAACAAAATTATTTGTATTGCTTGCATCGTACGAAGCCCAAGCCACAAGCTGGCTAAAATCTAATTGCCACTTACCTTGAAAATATGCTCTGTTGTTTTCAAGTTCTAGATCCGTAAGCAATCTATCGTAAATTATTATTTCAGCTATATCGCCCTGTAATGTAGGGGTTGATGTTTGTACTCCCGATCCTATTTTAAAATAGCTACTTTCATTAGCAAGGGTAACGCTTTGTGAGCTTTTTAATTGTCCGTTTTGATAAAGTTTTATTGTTCCATTATCGTTAGTAAGGGTGATTAATTGAAAGGCTGTTTTATTAATAGTTTCTATTTGATTTGAACCGCCTAAATTAGATTTTATGCTTTTTGTTTCGTTATCATAAGCCAATAATACATTACTAGAGTAATCTTGATTTAAAATACTTGAATCAGCACCATCATTTACTTTTAAGACTAAAGAGATTGTAAAATTAGTAGTACTATAATTAATACCTTGACCAGCAGCAAGGATTAAAAAGCTACCAAAGGTATTGGCAAAGCTTAAAACATTAAGATTGTTTTGTGTGTTAATATTAATTTTTGGGTAAATACCTAGAAGTGCATTAAAAGCATCAACTACTGCGTGCCTATTATTACCAGATATATCATTCCATTGATTAATAGAATCACCGCTAGCAATATTAAAATTATTAATATCGCTTGCCTCATACCAAGCCCATTGCTCGCCTATTGGTTGAATTGCAGACTCTAAATCTTGTACTATATTTCTTGCAACATCTTTTACAATATCCGATACTATATCCACCATTTAGAAAAAAATATATAATGTTAAAATAATAACTAAGGGAGCAAAATAAACCCAGTTTTTATCTAATCCCAATTTACGCCATTTGTTTTTTAATTTTAAGAGAGTCATATTATAAATATTAAATTACTTTTCAATCCAATTTACTTCTAAAGGAAGTATATAATATTTTGCAACATCTTTTAATCTTTTTGCGTTTTTATCATAATCTTTTTTATTTCCAATTAGAACACACAAAGGCTTTCTATTTGTCTTGTAAGCATAATGTAAAGCTTGAAAACCGCACTCATAAGCTTTATGAGTAAAATCTAATTCTATTGCGTACTCTTTAGTTAAGCAATCAACTCTTGTTTTATCATCTAAAATAACCTCTTTTTCTCCTTCCACAAGATCGCAATAAATATCTTGATAATAGCTTTCTTGATATGCGTGAGCTGATTTAATAGATAGAGCAAATAGAATTATTAATAATATTTTTTTCATAATTTTTTAGTTTTCCAATTATTATTTTTGTCAATCCAAGCATATTTTACTTGCTTGCGTGCTTTCAATGGATTAATGGCAAATCCAATATGTATTATATTTAAAGCATTTTCTATTAAAATTTGATCAAAATTAATTTCTGCATCAATAATATGATTCATTACAACCTTTAAAGGCAATATTTTTTTATTAACTCTAACTTTTATATCAACTGCTAAACCTGATTTATGCCTACTAGTAGGAGAGCCTTTTACTAAAACATTTAATTTTTCGCATCTATAACCGCTTGTAATATCAATTACAACATTGTTTGAAGCATATACTGATTGTAAATAACTATGTAAAATTTGCATCTGATCCGCTGTTTGCATGAGATTAGATAAAATATATTGCTGATCTGGCGTGTTATCTATATTGTTTCTTTCTGCTACTGTTGATTTCCAAAACTCAATAGCTTTGAAATTAGGTCTTGTAAGATCAATTAATTCTATATTAAGATGAGGCTGAATTGAGCTATCAATAGTTTTTTCTTTTTGCTTTTTGCCACTAAAAAGAAATTTAAAGAATTTAAGAAACATAATTAATCATAAAAATTATTGATACACTCTTTTATTTCTTCTTCGCTTGTGTAGTTATTATCACACTTGCAATAATGAATTGCATCATTCATTAAAACATTATCGCTTAAATATAAAATCAATTCATCTTCTCCTGATAATGCTATGCCTGCTTGCCTTTTAGTGTCTATTTGTGCCTGCCTTCTTTCTGCTGTTAATTTTATTTTATTACTAACTTTATCGCTTGAAGGTCTGTATAGTTCGCAATAATCTGATTTAATCTTTATCACTTCTTTTTTTGGCAAACAACTTGCCAAGCTTAGAGCTATGATTAATAGTAATATTTTTTTCATTTATTGCTTTTTTTAAATTAGTATTTTGTAAATTAGCTTTTTCTTCTTCCAGCTTTATTTCTTCAAAAATCTTTTTTTTGCCCTTATTTTCTCCTGACCTAAAAACTACTGTCAATGAAGCAAAAATTGCTAATATAACACCAAATATCTCAAACATTAATTATTCCTCTTAATTGTTGCAATGATGAATTATTAGCAAGCAATATTATTGCTGCACTAATACTAAGAGATAAAATAAAAAGAGAAACAAAAAATAATCTTGATTGCCAGATTCCCTTTCCCATAATTCGCATTGCTTTTAAATAGTCTAGCGTGTCTTTATACCAACTCATTTTTAATCACAAAATAATTTAATTTTAGTAGCATAGGTAATTGCTAATTGAAAAACATTATAAGGGGTCATTTCTTTGGCAATTCCGCCTTCAACAATAGAGGTATCATAGCCTAGTTTCTCAAGTAATAAAGCTGTTTTATAGCTACAAAATATTTTTTCTAAATCAAAATCAATAAAATCTTCTGTTTTATTTTCAATATCAATATCAAGTCTTTGTGCAATATCGTTTATTGTATCGCTATCAAGAGCTGACATAGCCGCTGATATTTCGCCATAAGGCAAGCCATGCACTAGCTTAGTAAAGCTATCAATTATTTCTTTGTCATATTTATCAAAAGAGGCTACAATTACCGCCCCTTTGTAATTCTTAACAAAATCCAAAAGATCGTTTTTTTCAACACCAGTAGGCAAAGCATCAATGGTTTCTGCTTTGTAAATATTGGTAGTGTCAATTTCATCAAAATTGCTGATATATCCAACATGGTCAATAGGTGGATTGCCTTTTATTTTAAATACTAAACGAGTTAGAAGAAATACTGGATTAAATGCTCTTTTAAAAGTAAATTTATTTATATAAAACAATAAATGTAATTTATCTTTTTCAAGGCTATTAATAGAATCTTGTATTGAATCTAATCTATGTAATCTCTTTAGTTGCTTAAGATTTATTTTCATTATCTAATTTTTTATGTAATTCTTTTAGAAGCTTAGTTTCCTCTTCTAACATTTGACCTAAGTTTTTAAATTGTAATTCAAAATTTCTTTTATTGTGTTCGTTGATTCTTTTAGAAATATTATTTTCAATTTTTACTAAACCAGTATCAATATACTTTTTTAATTCTTCTTTTACTGAGCCTCTTTGCTTGTTTTCGTGTTTTGCAATTTTGTTAATTTGTCTTTGTAAATCATCAAACTTATCGCTTACATTAATTCTATAAGCATTTGATCCTAATTTTGTAATTATTACGCACATTCCAACAAACAAAGAAGCCGCAAATCCATAAATAATGGACGATATATAATCTAACATTAAAACCTTATTTTTTTGCATAAGCAAAATTAAATTGTTTCAAAATGGGTGATTTCTACTCGAATCTTGTATCATTACTATTTAAGTGATAATTGATAGAGTTTACCTCTTCAATACTTGTGGCATTAAATACCGCATTTTTTAAAGACCTTGCAATAAAAGTATTATTCATTGCACGATGTTTTAAATGACTTCTGATTGCATTTCTTAATTTCATATCAATAGCTACACCGCCTTTTCTTAAAAAAGCTCCGTTTTGATCTACAATGTCGCAAGAATAAGGTAAATAATAATCTACCCTTCCGTTATCATATTCTTCTTTTACATCATTAAGAATTTCGCTTGGCGTTCTAATTGGTATTGATACTGGCTTTGCATCAAAAACAAAACTAACATTATTATCAGTTTTTACAACTTGTCCAAATTCATTAACTGCTAATTCATAGGCAGGAGTGGAAGAATTGGCATAATAAACAAAAGGCTTAGTGTCTATTAAATCTCTTATTTCATTAATTTCTTTTATTTTAGCTGATTTAACTTGTTGCAATTCCCAAGCATTAATGTAAGGTTGCTCGCTCTTTTTTATATTGCCAGTTGTTCGGTTTATGCAATCTACCCAATCGCCAGTTCTATAATTGCCGCTTAGGTTAATTCCTTTTACAATTTCACCCGTTACTGTATTTCTTGAAATGTCCATTTTTTAAAAATTTATAAATTAATATTTTTCTTCCCAACCCTCCGTTTGTAAACTTGATGTATTGGAATTACCTACATTCATAAACACATTAACTTGGGAATTTATGCAGATTAAATTAAAACTATTTGCACCAACAAAATTAATATTAGCTACTGCTCTTGGTAATATTGTTGAAGATTGAGCAACTGATGTAACATATAGCTGTCTTATTGACCCTGTTGGAGTTGACGATGCTAAATAGACCGAAAAAAACCCTGTTACATTATTTTTATTTGGTACGGTTACATTTTCAGGAGTAGGAGTAGTGCTAGTTATAGTCTTTTGAAAATTTAAAACAGGGATGCCAAATTCAAATTTATATCCACCAATAAAAGTAGTATAATTGCCATTTCTAATGTTACTACTCGCACCAGTAGGCAAAGCACAAAGATATTTTTTCTTTGTTAAGCTATTAGCACTTACTACACTATCTCCACTTATTGTTGAGCCATCGGCTGTTGTAGTTCCTATAATATCAGTTATTGTGCCATTTTCATTTGATATTTGATAAACATAAACAAAACCATCAGCTGGCAAAGACTCACCGCTAACCATACCACCTGCATTTGTGCCTAGTGCGAAAGTAGCGTCAAATTGTTTAGTTAATGCACTTAGAGTTGCTTGTCCGCTTCCGTCATCAAAATCAAAGTTACCAGCTCCAAAGTCCATATCATGATCAGCATCAGTTGCATTATTGGTAATGGTTACTGGTTTGTTTAGGTAAGATATACCTTGAGTTGTGGTGGTGGCTAGTCCAAAATTTCCTAAAAACTCCCAATTATTAATATCAGTTAAAGCATTGCCAATATTATTATCAGTAATTGATTTATAAAACTTAGTTCCTGCAATTTCTCTTGCTATATCTCCAATATAATAATCGGTGCTTGTATTCCATTCTGGAATACCTTTTTGCAATAAATAAGCTATTTGATAGCTATTGTTATATTGCAAGCCCTGCATTTCTTCAAGCGTAGGCAATTCAGTTCCGCCAGTTGTTGCAGAGTTCCAACCTTGATCATAAGCTGATAAAGCTTGAATTACATCGGGATCATTACTATTTATTTTAGTTCCTAATTGTGCAGAGCCAAATTGTCCGTTATTTGTAGCAGAGCTTGCAAATATTTTATGATGTTTTCTTGTTATATTAGCCATTATTTAGATACAATTACATTTAAATCTTTAATTATAATATTGTTTGTGTTAGTGTCATTTGTAGCAAACACTTCAATATAATCATTTGTTGATAACTCTACTATGTCTTGCAAGGCAACCGAAGCATAATTGCCAGTTCCAACTACTGTCCTTGATAATTGGCTTGAATCAATCTCAACTCCATTCTTAGCAATTTTAAAAGAAAGATCATCATTATTAGTGCCAGTAAAAGTTAAAACAACATGCACGATAAAATTATCCGTCAATGAGCCTGTATAAATCGCTTTATTTGAGGTTGAGACATCAAATCTTTGTACTATTGAGCCTGCACTTGTTGAACCTAAAATTTTAGTATAAGTTCCAGAAGAGGCAATAGTGGTAGGGGTAGTATTGCCATTCATATAATATTGTCCAGCACTTATAGAATTTGCAATACCTCTATTATCTCTAAATCTTGACTCAATATCGCTTGAGCTGATGCCATCTAAATAAACACCGCTTCCAGAGAAATTACAATTGTCTAATAAAAAACCTTCATTTGGAATTGTAGCTCCAGCGTTAATTTTAATTGCTGTACCTGTTGAGGCTATATTAAACGCTGTATAAGATAAACCACTTCTTAAAGAAAGGATTAAACTTGATTCAAAATTAACCCCGACTTTACCCAATGGAATATCAAAATAACTTTTAATAAAGCCTATTGTATTAATAGAGCCATCAAAAGATATTCCTGCTGAATTTAAGACATTGATTGAATCACCAATAAAGCTTGAGTAAGATTTAATTACGCCTGAATTTGTGCAATTCTCAAGATGCACTTCAAACCAGCTTAATATTTGATCAGCATTAGCGGAGGCATCTAAATTAAAAGGGGTTTCCGCTTCTAAAGTTATATGTCTTATTGATAAAGTATAATTAGAGGTAATTAATGGTGAACCAGTTAATCCTGTTGATGATATTTTACAAGAATCAGTCGCCAACCCTAAAATTGCCGTTCCTTCAATTGCAACTAATCTATCACCTAATAAATCAACGCTAGAAGTAAATATATAAGTTTTAGCTTCAAGAGTAATTACATTAGATATTGCACTTGGTAAATCTTCTTTTTTATCTATATAAACAACATTGATTGAGGTTTTAAGATCTCCTAAAACTTGCCATTTGGAAGCATCGCTTAAAGATTGCCCAATATTACTATCAATTAATGATTTATATATTAATCCGCTATTCTTAACTAAGGAATCAATATAATATTCTGTGCCAATATCATATTCAGCTATTCCTTCTTGCAATAAATAAGCTTGCTGATAGTTGTTGATATATTGTAAAGTGTTTTGCTCTTCAATTGGTATTTGTTTGTTTCCGTTTTGCTCCTTGTAGCCATCAATCCAACCATTAAGATATTCTGCTGATTGCATATCTGCTAGCGTTGTTGCAACTGTCGGAGTGCCTAATTTAAAACTTCCAAAAGTACCTTTATTAACATTTTGAGCAAAAAGCTTCTGAGTTTGTCTTGTTAATTTAGCCATTATTTATAAATTTATTATTTTATCATAAGTTAGCATTTCGCCATTTGTAAAAGCTGTATTGTCATAATTGGCAAATCCTGCAATATTAGAATTAACAATTTGCGTGTTGTAAGTTCTAAATCCAAAAAAAGGCTTATTTCTTACAATTAAACCCGATAGGTTGACACCCATTGGTCTTGGCAATACCTTTTTAGAAAAAGCAATTAATGCTAACGATTTTATTGAATCACTTTTTACAAAATAAACCATAGTCATATTATCAGATGGCGATTGCACCAACTCATCACCAAAAAACAAAAACAAACCATCATCAATAGATTTTTCGCTATGATTAGAATTATTTTGAATAATTTTAAGCTTTAAAATAAATCTATAATTAATATCGCTTAATCTATTATTTAATTGCAGATCGCTATATTCTACAACTTCACCGCCAAAAATATTATTATTATAATCAGCAATTTGTATTTCGTTAATATTTCCAATATAATTAGCTAATTGCCAATTGCTACCATCTGCTATTCCTGTAGCTTCATAGAATCTATCAACACCAATTATCTTCCCTAGAATATCTAATTGCTTGCCTGTTGCAGTTTCTAAATCAAAGCCCTCTCTTACTTTAGAATATATATCATCATTAAGAAGAGTTTTTACAAATAACTCAATTTCAGCCTTAGCCTTCTCTTTTTGATTATATTGTATAATCAAAAGATTTTGATAATATTGTATAACTTCCTCTATATTGATTGCCATTATATCTCTGATATAGTTATTCTTGCTAAGTCAACAATCCATTTTTCATCAACTGTTGTAACATCTAAAAAGTCAACATAAGTTATATTATCATCAGATATTTCAATATTAAGTGGTACGCCTCCGCCCCCTTCATTATTTATTGCTTCTATTGCAATAGCTGTAATTTTGGAAGTCTCGGCAGGCTCGCCAATATTAAAAGTAAGATTATCAACTATGTATTGTTTAATATTAGATTGATCAAAGGTAACGCCTATTTTAGTGGCTTTCAAATCAAACCTAATCCAAAGATTTTTTGATTGCGGACGATCAAATTTAGCTGTAAATGTTTCGCCATTATTTTTGATAATATCAAGCGTTATAGAACCTTTTAAACCGCAACCAGAATTTTTTTTCAAATAAATACTATTGGCAATATCCGTATTAGCTCCGCCTTCTACAATAGCCCAAATTGAATGTGAGGGGATTCCGTTTGCATCGGTTGCATTAGTAAAATTTTCATAAACTTTTGCATCGGTAACGCCTGAAATATTTAAAATATTTGCAAGTAAACCATCAGTAAAGCCGATAGATTTAATAGCAGATGATAGTAAAGCTCTTATTCTATAAGTTGAGTCTAATTCCCCATCTTTGCCAAGTTCCAAAACGCCGCTAGGATTATTAATATTCGTGACCCCTAAAACTACAGTTACTGGATTAGTTATTGTGTTTGGTAGTGTTGTAATTGAGCCTAATTCTTTTGCTCTAAAAGTTAAAAGATGAGTTCCTGCTGTCAGATTAGCGGTATCAAGTAAAATAAATTCATTACCTGTATCATCTGCTACTGTGTAGCCTGTTCCGTCAATATCGGTTGCTAGTTCATCTAGTCCGTCTAAAGTTAAACTTCTATCAACTGTTATTTCTATTTGCTGTTGAGTAAATGTCGCTCCTTGCCTTTCAATCCCTAGAATAGCAGTTAATCTATCAAGATCAACGCCATTAGCTTTGTTGAGATCAAAAGAATTGTAAATTGCAGCGATCACTTCTAGCAAATCTCTTATTGCTTGAGCTTCAATGTTTATTCTTTGACCATCGGGGCTATCGCTAGACAAAATAATATCATTGCCATAAATACTTTTATAGCCCTCTTCAAATTTAGTTATAATGTCGTTTAGGCTATCAATAGTTAAGCCTGTTGAATCTAATACACTCATTTATAATGCAATATCTATTTTTTGCGAATTTGAGTATATTGATTTTATGCTTGCTGTTATTACTACTTTTCTATTGTCAATATTAGCATTGACACTCAAAACTTCCAAAACTTGATCAGTTTTTAAAAGTATATCCCTTATTTCATCTTCTAGTATTGTTTCTTGATTTTTATACCCTAATCTATTATTCCAATCAACACCATTTTCTTGAGCAAAAAAGCAATCAGTTTTCCACTCTCTAACTCTTGATATTATATGTTGTGCAAGAGCTTTTTCATCTATTTTATAATCAGATTTTCCTTTTCCAAAAGTCCAATCTCCATTACTATCTAAAGTTATTATTTTTGTCATTTTAACAAAGCATTTAATCTTGTTGATAATGCTGATAAATTAGAAGCTGTCGCCCCATCTATTGGCAAATTACCACTTACTGGATCAACACATTGCAAACTAGTTAATGCAGTTATTAAATCATCGATGATAAGTTTCAAGTTTTCTGCTGTATTTTTTAGCTCTAATTTATCATCTATATTAATTTGACCACCTAAATTATTAATTAATTTAATATTGCTTGTGTCAAGTATAATCTTATTATTTTCATAATTTATTTCTGTTGCTGTATTATTATAATCACTAATTTGATTGACTAAATTTCTTATGCCAACAATTGCTATTGCATCAGAAAAATCATGACTTCTTGCTGTGTTTGGTTTTTGCACTAAGCCATCACTAAACCAGTTGTCAATATCTCTATCATTGAAAACAACTAAACAAGTATCGCCTTGATTAATTGGTATTGTTAAGCCTCCAAGTAAACTTTTAGCTATCAAAACAGGGCAATCTTGTAATAAAGAATATTCTTGAATAATATCACCTTCCGGCGTTTCTCTTATACCCTTATCAACTAATTTGATTGTTGCTGTCTGATTAGACGGATTAAAGCTTTGTATAACCCCTATTCTATGACAATTTAACTCAGTAAAAACATCATCTTTTAAATTGTCCATTATGTCCGATAAATCTGGCTCGCCTCTAAATATTGTCATACCTGCTTTAATCCTCCTAGTAATTTATCGCCTAACAATAATTGCAAAGTTGTAGTCGCTTCTCCGCTTGTGGCTTCTGATATTATAGCATTATGCCTAATACCGATTATTTTATATTGACCATCAAATTTTTTATTAAATGATGATTCAATTTGAATTAATTGACCGACTTTTAATCTAGGCTCAAATATTAAATCTACTTGTAAATAAACCCCCTGCAATAAAGGCGTACCTAATAAACCAGTATCGCTATTAATCAATGGTACTTTGCCTTTTATTGCTTCATTAGGTTTTAATTTATGTATAGTTCCAAGATCAATAAAAAACTCATCTTTAAAATCCTTTTTAAGTAGTGTGAAAGTATTGCCATTTACCGCGACCCCTCTTTTTGACTCTCCTTGAGTTTCGCCAATAGTGCCAATAGGTAAACCTAAAGATTTCGCTAATTCCTTAAATAGATTCTCTTTTGTAAGTCCTGCTTCAAAAGTTTTATTAATATATGAATTATAAGCCTCAATTCCGCCATCTAAAGCATTTATAAAAGTTATTATTTCCGTACTTTGTCTATAAGAATAGGCTTCATTCATACCACCAATAAAGATGGTTGATAATTCATCGCCATATCCAGCTTGTAAAATAACTTTACGCCTAGATTGTGCATTTCTTATATCGTAGATATTTTGGAAAATAGCGTTTCGATTATTTTCAGTTAGATTATAAACTCTAATTGATGCACTATTTAAACTACTAGCCGAATTTCTTTCAATTTGAAATTGAATCGTTAAAGGGCTTTTTATTTCCAAAGTTTTTGTTTCTCCGTTTTCAATTATCTCAATTAATAATCTAAACTTTCTATTGAATTTCATTATTTAAAAAATTCATTTTCAGTTGCTATAACTTCATCTTTTTCTAAAATATATAAAAAAGCTCTGCTAGTTGTAAAATCATCTATAAATAATATCTCCCCACCATCATTTGTGGCAACCGATAAACCAAAAGGAAGAATATTTTTAAAACTTCTTAATAAATTAGGATGATTAACTATCTTTTGACCTTTTAATTCAAAATCGCCAAAAGTTAAATCAAAAAACCAACATTCTTGAATATCCGAATAATACAATAATAAATCAAATTCATCTTGAGCATCTGTTGTTATTGTTAATTGCTGGATTGCATCATTTGTAATTTCTGTGATTTGCTTCATTATTTAAAAAAACTACTTAATATTGATCTATCAACCTTTTTACCTTCAACTTTGCCCTTATCTTTGATTTCTGCTCTTTGGTTATTAGTTCTATTTTGATATTGGTTTTCTTTAAAATCTACAGTTTCAGTATTAGCAAATCTAATTTGTTTTAAAGTAACCGATAAATCAGACTCAAATTCATTATTGCCTTGAATAATGACTACATTTTGAATTGCCATATTTTTAAGAAATCCAAAGGGCGTATCAATACCGACTAATTGTTTTGCATCAAATAAAGCTTTGATAAAATTATAAGCCTTAGCCTGCTTTGTTTTTGGCGGATTTAATTCTTTAAATGTTTTGAAAAGATCAACGCCAGTCCCAATTGAATCATTAAGCAATTTGACTTTATCTTGTTTTTGACCTGTAATTAAATTTTTGACTTGCTTTGCTTGTTGCGTTACTTGAGGTACATAGCTATTAATTACAGTTAGTTTTTGAAAAAGCTCTACAAATTCTCCTTTTGGATCAGCTCTTTCGCTTACTAATTCAGCTACAAAACCGCGAAGCGTACACATTAAAGGTTTGACCGCTATATGATCTTGAATTGCTGTGTTTTTTTCTGTGTAGTGATCCGTTATATCTGATTGCAATTCTATTTTATGCTCTTCATAAATATCAAAGGCAAGCCCTGCAAGTCCTAAATTGGCAATAGGCGAGACAACATATTTACTAGTTAAATTACTAGCTAAATCTGCTGTATTAGTGACTTTATCAAAACTTGGTACTGGCATATTATTTTAAATTATTACCTTGATTAATTTGAACCTTTTTAAGGCTTTGTGTTGTTATAACATCTAGCCCTCTTGATAATTCATCTTTTACCGCCTTTGGCTCTTGTATTCCATTAATTGTAACATTATTAGTTATATTGGCATTTAAAGCAGTATTTAACCCCATGCGTTGATTAATTGAAGCTAGATCGTTTCCAAGTAATTTATCAATAAAATCTCCAATATTTGTTTTTTCTTCCAAAAAGGAAGCAAACTTTTTACCTAGTTCTGGAGCTTGAGATATTAGACCAGTTACACCTAATACCGCACCTATTCCACCAAGACCCTTAATTGTTTTTAGACTTCCAGTTATACCACCTAAAGCAAGCGATAAAACCCCAATAGCTGTTGCAATTGTTGTAATTTGAGTTGTTAGTTCACCATTTTTAAACACATCAAAGAAGCTACCAATTAAACTTTCCCCTCCTCTTTGGAATACCGCTATATCATCTAAGACTAAAAGCAAAGCAGTAAAACCTAATAACATCGGACGCATTGCCAAAGTTAAAGCACCAAAGGCAATTGCTAAAGCCTTAGTTCCGCTTTCCATTCCTGTTATATTTGACAAAAAGCCAGTTAACACACTAAAAGCATTTCCTATTGCTTGAGTAAACATAGCAAAGCCTTTGGCAAAATCTGACATAGTATTAACTATTTTATCGCCATTATCACTAAGCCACTTGAAAAAGTCTTGTACTAAGTCATTAAGTAAGGGGGCTATTTTTGCAACCGCTTGATCTTTTAAAGCTCCCATTCTTAATTGTAGGGCTTTTATACTAGTTCCTACTTTGTCTATTTCTTCTCTTTGTTTTTTATTTAAAAAAGTGTTTTCGCTTAAGGCTTCAAATTCTTTTCTACTTAATCTAAGAAGATTTATAAAATCAGGAGTTAATCCAATTTGAGTAATTAGATTTGTTGCCGTTGCTGAGTCTAAGCCTTGTATTGAATTTCTTAATTGATCTAAAACGCCGAAAGCATCTTGACCCATTACATCAATGCCTAGTAATTGAAAAGGGGCAAGGTTGCCTTGACCCATTCTAATTTGAGCTAAGTTTTTTTGTACATTACCTATTGACCCTGCTATTTGCTCGGCACTAATTGCAAGATTAGATAATTGCCCTGCTTGTTGCCATTTTTGCAATCCTTCAATTGCTAAACCTGTTTGATTAGATAAATTTTGAAGAGCTACTACTCCCTGTAAAGAACCATCAACAAACTTATTTAAGCCATAAACAGCACCAGTAAAAGCGGCAGATAATGCGAACGCTCCGTTTCTAAGTGATTTAATACCATTATCTATTCTTTTAAGACTTGCTTCATCAGCCTTAATTCCTAAGCTTATAAATAATTCTCCAAGACTAGCCATTTTTATTTATTTCTAACAATTCTCGTTCGTAATCATTGCAAAAATCCTCATATTGCAGGATTTTTAAAACCCAATCACAACTCATTTCTGCAATGTTTTGAGGTACGCCCCCTCCGTACCCTGCCTTAGCTAATCTTAGACAAATTATATCTAGCTCACTAGCTCTTATTTCAATTTTTGGTTTTCTACCCTGTTTTGAAAAAACGCTTTCAACTTTGAAATAAGGGGCTTCAAAAAAGGGCTTAAATTAATTTTTAAACATTCAATAACAATTTCATAATAATTTTCCCTTGCTTTTTCATCTTCAAAAATATCAAAAGTTATTTTTTCTTTATTATATGTTGATTTAGCTAAACAAGTAAATATTGCTTTATTAACCGCTTCATCACTATCAGCCGCCAAAATAGCATCTAATAATGAATCTACATTGTTAATATCGATATTGGCTAGTTTAACGCCTTGAGCTAGCAAAGATTTTGAAATCGCATTTTTAAGACTTAAACTATTAGAAAATGAAGCGATATTTATTACCGCTTCATCTCCATTATCAAATTTTAATTCTTTTGACATTATGCTATTGTTTTAGTTCCGTTCGAGAATCTTAATCTATAAACTGACAAAGCTTGCTCGGTATCACCTTCAACATTAGATTGAGTGTCTATTGATTGAGTAAATATACCACCATTTAAA